CTCAGAGAGGAGACAAATCAAAAGCAGAAAACAAAGCACGTTCAAAACAACTTGAAAAAGATGTAAGAGGTGCTGGTCTTCCTGGTCCTACTAAGGTTGCTGGAAGATATACTGAAAATCCAGGAACTCCTCAAGAAAAAAAGGTGGGAGAAAAATCTCATATCATTACTCCTGGTAAAAAAGGTAAGAGAAAGTTTAAAAAGGCAATTGAAAAACTTGGTAAAAAATATGACCAAGATTCTGTATTGATTCAGCGTAAGGGGGGTGGAGAATCAACTCTTAAAGGTACTTCAAAGACCTCTTGGCCAGGTAAAGGAAAGAATGTTAAAATAGGTGGTATGAAACCAGGTAGAACTGGTGAGTTTGATACTAAAGTTAAGAACAAAACATTTACAGTTGAAAAATGAAATCTAAATTTCCATTTGACCACGTTGTCAAATCTGATACAAAACAAGTCTGGGTAAAGTGCGATAGTGCTATTACTGCAATGGGAATTACTGCCGTTGTAAACCAGTTTTATCCCGGATACACTCCTCATATTGCTAGTGAGGATTATTTGAATGAATTGCGAAACCGCCAGGTCCAATTCTGAAACTGGCACAACGGGGGTTTTACAACCCCCTTTTTGCTGTTATAATAACTTCAGTTAACAAACACACCTAACTACATCATGCCTCGCAAGTCTGCCGTGAATGACGCTCAACTGATTGAGTCTATTAAAGAACTGTATGGTTCCGAAGTTACCACTGGTGACCTAAAAGGTTTCTGTGCTTCTCGTGGTCTGAATTATCAGACCGTGACCCGCCGCCTGGAAGACTATAAGACTGGTCGTGGTCGTTGGAATCTGGAAGTGACTCCTAGTGTTGTTGGTAAAATGGAGCAGGCATATCAAGCACCTGCCGCCCTCCCTGCTGTGGAACAAAACCTTATTCCTGATAAAGATGATACCTTCGTCAAGTTTGGTAACTTTAACGATCTTAAAAAAATTATTCAGTCCCGTATCTTTTACCCTACGTTCATTACGGGTCTTTCGGGTAACGGTAAAACGTTCTCGGTTGAGCAAGCTTGTGCTCAACTCAAACGTGAAATGATTCGTGTAAACATTACTATTGAGACTGATGAAGACGATCTTATTGGTGGATTCCGTCTTGTTGACGGTGCTACTGTGTGGCATAACGGTCCCGTGATTGAAGCACTGGAGCGTGGTGCGATTCTGCTTCTGGATGAGATTGACCTTGCTTCTAATAAGATTCTGTGTCTGCAATCTGTTCTGGAGGGTAAAGGTGTTTTCCTCAAGAAGATTGGTCGTTTCGTGAAACCTGCTGCTGGTTTCAACGTGATTGCTACCGCTAACACCAAAGGTAAAGGTAGTGATGATGGGCGTTTCATTGGCACCAATGTGCTGAATGAAGCATTCCTTGAGCGTTTCCCTGTGACCTTTGAGCAAGCGTATCCTGCTCCTGCGACAGAACAGAAGATTCTTGAGGGTATCGCTCTGGATCTTGGTGTTGAAGACCGCGACTTCTGTAAGCGTCTGGTTGATTGGGCGGACGTGATTCGTAAGACATTCTACGATGGTGGTATTGAGGAAATCATCAGCACTCGCCGCTTGGTTCATATCATCCGTGCCTACAGCATCTTTGGTAACAAAGCAAAAGCGATTGACGTTTGTACCGCACGATTCGATGATGAGACCAAGCAATCGTTTTTGGAACTTTATGATAAGATTGATGCCGACTTCCAGATGCCTTCTACTGCTCCTGAAATGACTGTAGAATATATTGACCAACCCGCCCCTTTCTGATATAATTGGGGGAGGTAAAAATGTGCCTTCCCCTTATGAGTGATTCAACCTTTACTATTACTATGCCTGATAACAAAAATCATCTCTGGAAATATAACGAAGATAAAATTCTCAAGGATGTTGAGGATTATGTGACCAGCACTTATCACGGTCATTATTGTGGCGATGAATCTGGTTATGATGACATTCAAACAATTGATCTGATGGCAGCAAAGAAACTGGCAGCAGGTTTTTGTCAGGCGAATATCCTTAAGTATGGTAGTCGCTATGGTGATAAAGATGGACGCAATAAGCGTGACTTGATGAAAGTTATTCACTATGCTATGCTACTGCTTCACTTTGACAAACATTATTCCCGTAAAGATAATGGTCTGACCGAATTCCGTTGATTATGAAACTCCCTAACAAAACTATGAAACTCTCTGACAATACCCTTGCTCTCCTTAAGAACTTTGCTGGCATCAACAACTCTATTCTTGTGAAGCAAGGTAATCGTCTCCGCACGATTTCTGTTGCCAAAAACATTCTTGCCGAAGCAGAAATTACTGAAGATTTTCCCCGTGACTTTGCGATTTATGACCTGAACCAGTTTCTGAATGGTTTGAGTCTTCATCAAGACCCCGACCTTGATTTTACTGAAGATTCCCACTTGAGCATCAAAGAAGGTAAGCGTCGTGTGAAGTATTTCTTTGCCGACCCGAATGTGATTATCTCTCCGCCTGATAAGGACATTCAACTGCCTTCTCAAGATGTTTGCTTCCAACTGGACAGCACTTCTTTGGAAAAACTGGTCAAGGCAGCAGCAGTGTATCAACTCCCCGACCTTTCTGCGGTTGGTGAGAATGGTGTTATCAAACTGGTGGTTCGTGATAAGAAGAATGATACTTCGAACGAATATGCCATTGTGGTTGGTGAGACCGATAAAGAATTCACTTTCAACTTCAAGGTAGAAAACATCAAGATTATTCCTGGTGCTTATGACGTGGTAGTGTCTTCTAAACTTCTGTCGCAGTTTACGAATCCCAAATACAACCTTTGTTATTATATTGCTTTGGAACCCGACTCCTCATTTGAGTGATGGAATTTCTACTTTATTTGACTCCTATTGGGCAGGAGATAATGAGCAAGATTATGCTAAAAAATTATAGGGTCCTAGAAAATTCTGCATATTGTAGAAATAAAGAAGTTTTTGGTGGAATAGATGGTCCAAAATTCATAATCTGCACAAATAATATTAAAAATAGTATAAGCCCTGTACAACACTATATTAATGAAACTGTTTATCACGAAGCAGTTCACGTTGCCCAAGCGTGTAGGAAAAAACCTCTCAAAATTGATGATGCAACATTAGACCAATATAAACTTAATGATGTTGTTAGGTCTGTAAAGGCAAGTAAAAACGGATATTATGTTTATGAAACTGAAGCATACTATCTGGAAGATAAACCAGAAAGGGTGCTATACTACGTAAACAAGTATTGTTTCTGATGAATATATTTGTCACATCGCCATTTCCTGCAGAAAGTGCAATTTGTCTTCCCGATAAGCACATCGTCAAGATGCCATTGGAATGCTGTCAAATGCTTTCCATCGTGGCATCTGAAAAATGGGGTCATAACTATGGTCCTTTGTACAAGACTGATAACACTCCCTACAGAACTGAAAAGGGTGCGTTTCGTAATCATCCCTGTACCAAATGGGCAATGGATAGTATCCACAATGCCTATTGGCTGATTAAGTGGGGAATGAATTTGTGTGATGAATATACAATGCGTTATGGTAAAGTCCATTCGTGTTATAAGACTCTTGTAGATGCTTATTACATTTTTCCAAAGGGGAAGATTACTAGTGTAACTCCATTTGCTCGGGCAATGCCTGAAGAGTGGAAGTTTGATGATAGTATTGATACATTTACTGCTTACAAAATGTATATTGCTTCTAAACCTTGGGTTGCGAGTAACTATCTTCGTATGCCAGAACGTAAACCCGAATGGGTATGAAATACAATAAAGGCGACATTTTCCTTGACAAAGATACGCATAAGTTGTATATTTTTGATGGGACTGAATGGTGGGAAATTGTTCCTACCTGTGAATTGAAAAAACCTGATTGGGTATAAATTATGAACAGTGATTTTTTGTGGGTAGCAAAGTATGCCCCAAAGACAATTGAAGATTGTATTCTTCCTGAAAGCACCAAGAAGACTTTTCAGGACTTTCTAAATAAAGGTGAAATTCCAAATATGCTACTTGCTGGTCCTCCTGGTATCGGCAAAACTACAGTCGCAAAAGCACTCTGTAATGAATTGGGAGTAGATGTTTATGTCATCAATGGATCCGACGAGGGTAGATTCCTCGATACTGTCAGAAACAATGCGAAAAACTTCGCTTCGACCGTATCGCTTTCGTCAGATGCTAAACACAAAGTCGTCATTATTGATGAGGCAGATAACACAGGGAACGACGTACAACTCCTCCTACGGGCGTTTATTGAGGAGTTTGCTGGCAACTGCCGATTCATCTTCACCTGCAACTACAAAAACAAAATCATCGAACCCCTCCACTCCCGATGTGCCGTCATTGACTTCTCCATCAAAGGAAAAGAAAAAACCGCATTGGCAGGATCCTTCTTCAAGCGTCTACAAAACATCTTGGATGCGGAAGGCGTCGAATTCGATCAAAGAGTACTTGCAGAACTTATCAATAAGCACTTCCCCGATTGGCGACGAGTCCTCAACGAGTGTCAACGGTACAGTGTGGGGGGCAAAATTGACTCAGGAATTCTTGCTGCTTTCTCGGACATCGCTGTAAATGATCTCCTTCAAAACCTTAAAGAAAAGAACTTCCCTGAAGTTCGGAAGTGGGTGGTGGCTAATATGGACAATGATACTACTGTATTGTTGCGCCGTATTTATGATGCTCTTTACAGCGCCCTTGAAAACAATAGTATTCCTGCTGCTGTGCTTGTGCTTGCTAAGTATCAGTATCAGAGTGCTTTCGTAGCAGACCAAGAAATAAATATGCTTGCCTGCCTAACTGAAGTAATGGTTGAATGTGAATTCAAATGAAAAACAAGAAACTTAAAGCACTGATACAAAAACCATTGAGGTTTCATCATCAAGATATTCACGAAGAACTTGATGAACTGAAAAAGCAACATCAGGTCAAATCCAAGTGGTATTATATCTTTTGGGGTGCCTGTGCTGTTGCTGTAGTTGGCGGTCAAATTTATGTTGGGACTGGATATCGTGAGATGGCAGAAGCAACTAGAGATACTCAAATTGTTGTGAGGTGTGTAAATGGGTCTGCTCAAAATTGATAAGGCATCTCTTTATGATGTTCCTGTAAAAACAACTCCAGAAAATGTAAAGGAGGCAAATGAAGGTCTCTTTCGTGCTAAAATGACCGTTCCTGCTGCCGCAAAGCATTGTGGTATGACGCAGAAAGAAATGAAACTCACTTTTAGAGAGTATTTGAAGTATCATCCTAAAGATTATGAAGTCTCTTAAAACACCGTTACGCTATCCTGGTGGTAAGTCCCGTGCTTGCGTCAAGATGGATTCTTACTTTCCAGACCTCCGCAACTATGATGAGTTCCGAGAACCATTTCTTGGTGGTGGAAGTGTTGCGATTCATATCACTAAAAAATATCCTTACCTAGATATTTGGGTGAATGATCTTTATGAACCTCTTGTAAACTTCTGGCAGCAACTCCAGATGTTTGGTTCTGACTTAAAGGATAAACTGGTAGATCTTAAATCGACCCACAATAATCCAGAATCCGCAAAAGAACTGTTCCTCACAAGTAAGGAGAATATCAATGACCAGAGTTTGCCCAGTCTTGATCGTGCTGTGGCTTTCTATATTGTCAATAAGTGCAGTTTCAGTGGTCTCACGGAGAGTTCATCATTTTCACCACAAGCCTCCAATGCCAACTTCTCAATGCGAGGGATCGAAAAACTGCCTTCGTATTCTAAACTAATATCGCATTGGCGTATAACTAATTATTCGTATGATTATCTGATGGATGGAAACAAGGGTGCTTTTATGTATCTCGATCCTCCTTATGACATTAAGGATAATCTCTATGGGCGTAAAGGATCAATGCACAAAGGATTTGATCACGATAAGTTTGCTGCTGACTGCGATGCTAACGATATGGACCAGTTGGTAAGTTATAATTCTGATCAACTTGTAAAAGATCGCTTTAAAAACTGGAACGCTGCTGAGTTTGATCTAACTTATACGATGCGTTCTGTTGGCGAATATATGCGTGAGCAAAAACAACGTAAAGAACTCTTGCTTTTTAATTATGGAATTGAAGGACTGGTTAAACTCGATCAATCAGACGAAGAACCATCTGATTGACGAAGATCCTTCGCTTGAGAAGGAATATGCACCTTATATTATCAATCGCTGTCTCTCTGGGCACATTGATTGTATTATGTTTGCGAATGAAATGAATCAATATCATTTTCTCCCGAAGAAGATGCAATATGACTTTTTTATAAATAGTCTGAGGAAAAAGAAGAGATTTTCTCCCTGGCTCCGTCAAGATAAAATCAAAGACCTTGATTATGTTAAACGTTACTATGGTTTTAGTAATGAAAAGGCAAAACAATCTTTGAGGATTCTTACTAAAGAACAACTTAATTTTATAAAATCGAAATTTGAAACTGGAGGAACAAAATGAGTGTCGTTCAAGAACCTGAAGTGAAGTGGACGCCCGATCAAATGGTGGAAGTCATTCTGAATGAACCAGATGACTTTTTGAAAGTTCGTGAGACTTTGACCCGAATCGGAGTTGCTTCAAGAAAGGAAAAAAAAATCTATCAGTCTTGTCATATTCTACACAAGCAAGGTAGATATTATCTCGTTCACTTTAAGGAATTGTTTGCTCTGGATGGCAAACACGCTAACCTAACTGTGAATGATGTTCAGCGCCGCAATCGTATCGCCCAACTTCTTGCTGATTGGGGTCTGATTGAGATTGTAGATGTCAAAAAGATTCAAGACATCGCCCCTTTGAATCAAATCAAAGTTCTTGCTTATAAGGATAAGGGGGACTGGATTCTGGAAACCAAGTATAATATTGGTGCTAAAAAGAAAAAGGTAGAGGATGCCGAATGAAAAAGAGCGGGTTTTACACCCGCCTTTTTTATGTGAAGTGTTATAATTATATACGGATGCCGTAAGGGTCCACAAAACACAAACTCGCTTTTAAAGGAGCTACCATAATGACCAACCTCACAAGGTATACTGCTGCGGATCTTCCTGCTCTGATGGAAAGAATCACCCGCAATAGTATTGGAATGGATGAATATTTTGACCGTCTATTTAATCTTCATGAAACCACAACGAATTACCCCCCATATAATCTGGTTCAAATAAATAATGTTGAATCCCATTTGGAACTCGCATTAGCAGGATTCAAGAGAGGAGAGGTCAATGTTTTCACAGAGTATGGAAAACTTTTTGTCGAAGGGCAAAAAGCAGATGCCGAATCGGATAGGACGTTTATCCACAAGGGAGTGGCTAGCAGAAGTTTTAAACGAGCGTGGACTTTATCCGACGACACAGAAGTCCGGGAAGTCGCATTTGAAGACGGACTTCTACGGATCGTACTTGGGAAAATAGTACCGGAGCATCATGCCCGTAAGGACTATCTCTAAATAAAAATAAAAATGAAATCCTTCCACCAATTTCTTAATGAAATAAAAACTATTTCATATCCAGCAGCAAAACCACATAAAGTTTATATGAAAGGAAAAACTCAAAAAGTTTCTTCTGGTAGGGCAGTCCCAATAAATCCTGGAAGTGGTGCTGGTGATGGTGGAAATGGTAATGGCGACTAAATACAATTGAATATCGTCGGCGCTATGCCATAGGGAGGTAACTGGCAAAATCCAGTTGACACCTCCCATTTTTTTGAGTATAATACCTTGAAGGAAGAAGATAAAAATGTCAATCAAACTTGCGCTATTGAAGTCCGGCGAAACAATTATTTCTGATATTAAAGAAATTGTTTCTGATGAAAAACCTTGTGGATATATTTTCAATAAACCTCACAAGGTTCTTACAGAAAGGTCTATCCTTTTAACTGAAGAGGTAGACTATGATGCTAAAATCGAAGTATCTTTATCATCATGGATTCTTTTAACACAAGATGACCAAATTTTAGTTCCGTTAGATTGGGTTGTTACTATCGTTGAGCCACTCAATTCAGTTAAAGATCTTTATGAGGAAAGAGTAAATGGACAAAACAGTTAAGTGTCTTTTGTTGAAAGTTGATAATGTAATTGTTACTGAGATTATCGAAGTTGGTTCTGAATTAGGAGAGCCTGATTGTAAACTCATTAATCCTTTCCGCATTGACGCCGAAGGAAATCTTACTCCTTGGCCTGATGTAACTGATCAGAGAGAAATGATGATTCATTCGGACAGTATCCTTACCATTGTGGATCCAAAAGAAGAAATTGTTGAAAAGTATCTTGAATTAACCGCCTGATGTCGCTTCGATTTTATACAAACGTGCAGATGGTCGGGGATCACTTCTTGGTCCGTGGTTATGAAAATGGAAAACATTTCATGACTCGGGAGAAGTTTAACCCGACTCTTTTTGTCCCTTCTCAAAAGAAAACTAAATATCAGACTCTGAATGGAGAATATGTTGAATCGGTTCAACCTGGTTCTGTTCGCGACTGTCGTGAGTTTGTAAAAAGATATGATGGAGTAGAAAACTTTAAAATTTATGGAAATACTGGATACATCTATCAGTATATCTCTGAAATGTATCCTGAAGAGGAACTCAAGTTTGATATTACTAATATCAAAGTTACCACTCTTGATATTGAGGTTGCCTCTGAAAACGGATTCCCTGATGTAGAGTCTGCCGCTGAGGAAGTTCTACTCATTACTATTCAAGATTACTCATCCAAGAAAATTCGCACTTGGGGGCAAGGTCCTTTCAAGAATCAGCAGAAGAATGTTGATTACCGTTCTTTCTCCAGCGAATATGATCTTCTCAACGACTTTATCAACTGGTGGATGGTTGAAACAAATACTCCAGAAGTTGTGACTGGGTGGAACAGCGAGCTTTATGATATTCCATATCTTGTTCGTCGTCTAGATCGTGTTCTAGGTGAGAAATTGATGAAACGCATTTCTCCTTGGGGACTTGTAACTGAGACTGAGATTTATATTGCTGGTCGTAAGCACATTTCTTACGATGTTGGTGGTATTACTCAACTCGATTATCTGAATCTTTATAAAAAGTTTACTTATAAAGCACAAGAGTCTTATCGTCTGGATCATATTGCAAATGTAGAACTTGGTCAGAAAAAACTGGACCACTCTGAGTTTGATACCTTTAAGGACTTCTATACCAAAGGTTGGCAAAAGTTTGTAGAATACAACATCATTGACGTGGAACTTGTTGACCGTCTGGAAGATAAGATGAAACTGATTGAACTTGCAATCACCATGGCCTATGACGCAAAAGCAAACTATGCTGATGTGTTTTCACAGGTTAGAATGTGGGATACTATTATCTACAACTATCTGAAAAAGAGGAACATTGTGATTCCTCCCAAAGAGCGTTCTGATAAAGACTCTAAGTATGCTGGTGCATACGTTAAGGAACCTATTCCTGGAAAATATGACTGGGTTGTATCTTTTGACCTCAACTCGCTATATCCTCACCTTATTATGCAGTATAATATCTCACCAGAAACACTTCTGGATGAGAGGCATCCATCAGTAACTGTAGATAAAATACTGAATCAGGAAATCACATTTGAAATGTATAAGGACAAGGCAGTATGTGCTAACGGGGCAATGTTCCGTAAGGATGTGCGGGGATTTCTACCAGAATTGATGGAAAAAATCTATCGAGACCGCACCATCTATAAAAAGAAAATGCTTGCTGCCAAACAAGAGTATGAAAAGAAAAAGACAAAAGACTTGGAAAAGGAGATTGCTCGGTGTAACAACATCCAAATGGCGAGGAAGATTCAACTTAACTCTGCTTATGGTGCTATCGGCAATCAGTATTTCCGTTATTACAAACTAGCAAATGCTGAGGCAATCACTTTGTCTGGTCAGGTTTCTATCCGTTGGATTGAAGACAAGATGAATGCCTATATCAACAAACTTTTGAAAACTGATGGAGTTGATTATGTTATTGCTTCAGATACTGACTCTATCTATCTTAATATGGGTCCTCTGGTTGAACGTATATTCAAGGGAAGAGAGAAAACTACTGAAGGCATTGTTTCGTTCCTTGATAAGGTCTGTCAGGTGGAACTTGAAAAGTATATTGAAGGTTGCTACCAAGAACTGGCTGAGTATGTAAATGCTTATGACCAGAAGATGCAGATGAAGCGTGAAAACATTGCCGAACGTGGAATCTGGACCGCTAAAAAGAGATATATCCTAAATGTTTGGGATAGTGAAGGTGTTCGTTATGAAGAACCTAAACTCAAGATGATGGGTATTGAGGCAGTTAAGTCATCAACTCCTGCACCTTGTCGCAAGATGATTAAAGATGGTCTCAAACTGATGATGAGTGGGACCGAAGAAGATGTAATTAACTTCATTGATAAGTGTCGTGAAGAGTTTAAGTCTTTACCTCCAGAACAGATTGCATTTCCACGAACTGCGTCTGATGTTCGTAAGTATCATTCATCAGCAACCATTTATGCTCAGAAAACTCCCATTCATATTCGTGGAGCACTTCTTTTTAATCATTATATAAAAGAAAAGAAACTGACAAATAAGTATTCTCTTATTTCAAATGGTGAAAAAGTCAAGTTTATTTTTCTGAAAAAACCAAACATTATTCAGGAGAATGTAATTTCATTCATTCAAGATTTTCCAAAGGAACTTGGACTTGACAAATACATAGACTATGACTTACAATTTGAAAAGAGTTTTGTAGACCCGCTTAAGTCCATTCTCGATTCAATTGGATGGAATGTCGAAAAAACTGTAAACCTTGAACTATTTTTTGCCTAATGGATCTTCCTATTAACGATGAAGAACTAAAAAAAATTGTAAGTGCTCTTGGATTTGGTGGAGATGCAGCACTTTATCATAAACTTAAACTGATAAAAGAACTTAGAGAGCAAGGTTTACCTTATAAAAAAATCTTACGAGAGCAATATGGTTTGGTGGTATGAACTTACCAATCACAGAGAACGAGTTTAAATATATACTCCAATCTATTAAATCAAATACCCAACTTTATAATAAATTGTGGGCTTATTGGTTTAAATTAAAATATCAAAATGGTAAATGACTATGGACTTTCTTAAAGAAATTGTAAAAGAAGTTGGTGGTGAGTATACAAAACTTGCTTCCGATATTGATGAGACTGAGACTTATGTTGACACGGGTTCGTACATTTTTAATGCACTGGTTTCAGGTAGCATATTTGGCGGTGTATCTGGGAATAAGATTACTGCTATTGCTGGAGAGTCTAGTACTGGAAAGACTTTTTTCTCTCTCGCCGTGGTTAAGAACTTTCTTGATACTAATCCCGATGGTTACTGTCTCTACTTTGACACTGAGGCTGCTATCACTAAATCTCTTTTAGAATCCCGTGGAATTGATACTTCTCGTCTTGTGGTTGTCAATGTTGTTACTATTGAAGAGTTTCGTGGAAAAGCACTCAAAGCAGTAGATATTTACTTAAAAAAACCTGAAGGAGAGCGCAAACCTTGTATGTTTGTGCTAGACTCTTTGGGTATGCTTTCTACTGAGAAAGAGATTACTGACGCACTTAACGATAAGCAAGTTCGTGATATGACTAAATCACAACTTGTCAAAGGTGCTTTCCGTATGCTCACTCTTAAGTTGGGGCAGGCAAACATTCCTATGATTGTAACTAACCACACCTACGATGTTATTGGCGCTTACGTTCCTACAAAAGAAATGGGTGGTGGGAGTGGTCTTAAGTATGCCGCTTCTACTATCATATATCTCAGCAAGTCAAAAGAGAAAGATGGAAAAGAAGTTATTGGAAACATTATCAAAGCAAAGACTGCTAAGTCTCGTTTGAGTAAGGAGAACCAGCAAGTTGAAATCCGTCTATTTTATGATGAGCGCGGTCTTGATCGCTATTATGGTCTTCTGGAACTCGGGGAACTCGCTGGACTCTGGAAGAATGTCGCGGGACGTTATGAAATGGATGGTAAGAAAATTTACGCAAAGGAAATCTTAAAGAATCCTGATCAGTATTTTACCGAAGAAGTAATGCAGCAACTTGATGCTGCCGCGAAACAACAATTCTCTTATGGAACGAATTGAGACAACTATTCTCAGAAATTTAGTATTTAATGAAGATTACTCACGAAAAGTTATACCTTTTATACAACCAGATTATTTTGAGCAAAAGGCAGAGAAGGTCATTTTTGAAGAGATTGTCCAGTTTATTGTTAAGTATGGTTCAGCAATCACCATTGAAGCACTCAACATTGAGGTAGAAAATCGCACAGACATTAATGAGTCTGAAATCAAAGAGATTCGGGAACTCAATTCATCTTTGAATGATGCCATCGTAGATAAACAATGGTTACTTGATACCACTGAAAAGTGGTGTCGTGACCGTGCCATTTACTTGGCACTGATGGAGTCAATTCATATTGCTGATGGTAATGATGGGAAGAAAAATCGTGACGCGATTCCAAGCATTCTTTCTGATGCTCTGGCAGTATCGTTTGATAATAATATCGGACACGATTATCTTCAGAACTATGAGGAGCGTTATGAATTTTACCACCGTAAAGAAGATAAAATCGAGTTTGACCTGGAATATTTCAACAAAATCACTAAAG